TCTTTTTCTTTCTGTTTCTTTGCTGATTCCACCGCTTCATAAGCCTCCTGCATGTTATCGAGTACACCTATACCTATGTCTGTCCACTTGCAACCCCAGCTACCAAGCTGCTCAAAGACTTTATCGGAAGACTGGATAAACAATCTTACTCTTTCATTGTATATACCTATATCAATGGTGCATTCTTTGTTGCTCTTCTTTCTTCGGTCAGACTTAGCCATGTTATTTCCCCTGTTTAAAGTCATCTGATTCATCTTCACCAAAGACTCCATACTTGTAGAAGCCAGTGATCTTGAGTATCACCCTAGACAATGCTCTCTTCTCAGCCATAGCAACAGGATACTTCTGCTGTGTGTTCTGAGGTGACGCTTCACCATAGGATTCAACAGACACATCACCCTTCTTAGCGGTAGCCTTGACCACCACAAACTCAGGGCTAATAGACTCCACACCAAAGGTTACAGTGATGTTGTTATGGTACTGTATCTTCTCGATACCAGTACGGGTTATGATATTAACAGATCGTTTACCAAAGGACAGTTCATATGTGTCCTCTTCCTTAACCAATCCGTTATCTTTGTACAACTCGTTTAAGAACTCACTCTTTGTAGCCATGTCAGTCTCCGTTTGTTATTTCGGCACCTTTTGGTATGTCACTATCATCAACTAACTCTTCATGGTAAGAGCCATCATCTTCACGCCATGCTTTGTACTTCTTCTCGACCCACTCCCCTCTTGTAACAATAGTAGGTTTGTCTCTGGTTCCTACATGATCTATTGCTCTTTGCCCATATTTCATAGGTGAGAATAGCTCATCCATTAAAGAACCAAAGAACGGATCAATGTACCGTCTATTTTGCATTGTCAGTCTCCTTAGTAAAGTTATTTAAACGCATTATAACATACGAATCCTCATATGTCAAGTTCTTTTCATGCAGTACCACGATGGGTACTCTATGTTCCGCCTCTATCTCCGCCTGTTTCATAGCCGAGTGCAACCATTTGGGTAGAGTCTTGCGGTGTTTGACCTCGATACTCCACCTGTCATGCTCAACATCTCTACGTGACTCACCATTGCAACCAGTTCTCTCACCACCCAGTAGCTTGGCAACCATGCGTTCACAGTGTTTCCAAGTAGTCATGCTTTCGCCTCCATCGACTTCCAATATCTTGAATTAGTAGCCCATGCCCTGCATCTATTACACCAGTCAGCCATAGACTCACCTTCTTTACGACCAAGCCCCATCTTTTCTAGCTGTAGCTTGAGTGCTGCTGGCGCTTTCATATTCTTACCGTCAATAGTTATGGTGCTAAATCTTTTGGTGTAACATCTGTCACATAATTGGTACTCTTCTCTTATTTGGGTTGCCTTTCTCCCGCAGTTGTCGCAAGTCATGTAGCACCTCCCTTTTTTCTTGTTCCATTTCTTCATGGAATTCAGCCATAGTTAGACGAGCATCATCCAAGCGCCTCTCTTCATACTCATACATCATAGAAGGGTAGTCCTCTTTAGGTAGAGTCTTTACTGGTGCTGTCTTAGTTGGCTTCCAGTATGGGTTAGACTTAGACCCTGAATTTTGCAGGAATAAACCATCTGCTACACTGCTAAACCCCAGCCCTCCCTTGTAAGAGTTGGCTGATACTAATGGCTTATCAATTGTTTCCATATGTGTCTCCTTCCCATCTGGGAATGCGTGTCTAGTTTGTCTCTCTGGCCCACTGTACTTCTGTAGCTTAAAGTATACAGCAAATATCTTCTGTCTCGCATTGTGCCTCTCTGTCTTGGATAAATTGGGTAGTTTGTTCACCATCTCTACACAATCCAGGCAGGTATTAAGGTACACATCTATAGGTATGCCTGATACTCCTTTAGTTTTTCTTAATTCAATCACACATCTTTGAAAGCAATTCTCTGCCTTAGTTATTATTCTTTTTAACTGACTCATATATTATAACCCATGACCTCTAACTTATTGTTTAGTAAGGCGTATATTATATCATACTTTTAATCATTTGTCAAGCATGAATCCTGCCCCCTATAGAGAGCAATCTTGTATACGAAATACCCTTTGCTAAATTATCCTTTAATATCAATGGCTTATTGCTTATGGGTTATAAGTATAACAGGAACATCTAATGGATTATGACGACAAACTAACCCAGAAGAATAAACGCTATAAGAGGCGTAACTTGGTAGCTAAACATAACCGCTACCCAAGCAAGTCAGTCACACCTAAAGTTAAATATTCTAGGAAGTCTAAGCATCCCCCTCCTCTCCAATAATACCTCTGGCAATTAGCTTGTTAATTCCTTTACCATGCCACTCCGATTGATAGACTACGTAGAAATTCGTATCAAGTTTAGCATCATACTCTAACTTAACTTCTATAGCTCCATCCCAACTGGCAGCTATAGTATGATAGCCTGACTTCTTGGTACCACCTCTTGAAGCATGACGTCTGTTACCTTGAGCACATCCGTAAAAGTGTGACATTATATCTCCTGTTCTATACTAAAGTTATCAAGACCATCATCTTCTAATGCTTGCGCCCACTGTTCCAACTCTAATGACTGCTCCATTAAGTCCTCATCTATTATTTCATTGTGAATAATATACATACTATTATTGTCGCTAATTCTATCCATGATTAATCTCCGTAGCTAAGTCTTCAGTTATCCAAGCCATTGCAGTACATATATCTAACCATTGGTTATCACTAATTTCTGCATTGCGAATATCTTTTTCTGGATCAGATTTAATTGGTATTCCATACAGAGCATCCCATATTATATTTAAATGTCTGCCTGTATCTTCTCTATCACTATAGTGTAACATGATAAATCTCCGTAAGTCATTGTTATTTAAGGTAAAGTCGGGTGCGTATCGCCATGCTCAACAGCGTGATCGAATTCTTCCTTACCATGTAAGTCCGGCTCGTCAAGATCAGCATCGAAACTTCCGAACTCATGCTTCAATGCCTCAAGATCAGACAAGTAGAATTGCATTTGATTGGTAAGGTCATATAGTTTATCCATAATAATCTGAACCTCATTTGATTTCTTATAAAACATCTCTTCACATTTGGTCATCACTGTCTCCTAATTTACTTGTTAATCTCTTTAACTCTTTGAAACCCCTCGATTGTATCACACTTTTTACCATTTGTCAAGTTTACTTTTGCCTCTCTCCCTCAACCTGATCCATTTTGCCTCTCTACCTCAGCCTGATCCCCGCTGTTTATGTGCTGTTAGGTCGTTATAGAGCAGGATGGAGCGCAGCGACATCCGAACCTTATAGCTGTTAAAAATTTTTTTTACAGCGTTTAATAATGAGAGAGAGCGGGAGAACCTGACCGAAGCCAAGTCCTCCCAGTGATGTTAAGCCTTGAGCATATGAACCAACTCGAACCGCTTGCCCAGTGCTCTGATGTTGGGTCTACGATCTAAGAACCCTATCATCTTCTCAACCCTATCTTTGATTACGTCATCCATTTCCTCGGGATAACCTTCTTCGTTCTCCCCCTTCTGAATCTCAGCGATGACATCCAGTTCAACAGATCTTCCAAACTCTGTCCAATCTGAGACGCTATTCGCAGCCTGTTGGTCAAGCATAGCTATCGCGTATCCTTTGGCTAGTTCCTCAGTCTCGAATTGTCCTTCCAGAGCCTTCGTCCATTCTTTGATGGTCCGTTCTGAGTGCGTGGGATTCTCGTTCAGTTGAGACAGGTATACCACTTGTTCCCTGACGAGTATTTTCTTCTGTAAGTTAGTAAAAGGAACCAAGTTGATAGCGTTACACCATCGCTCGACTTCCTGCTGGTTGTCCTTGCGTGGCTCATCTCCTGACTCACCAAAGACGAAGCGGTCTTCTACTTCTTTCTGGTGAGATGCATCTTCCCCGAGATTCCTCGAGAGACTGCGTTCTTTCTTCTGCACCTGCATATCGTGACCGAGTGCGCGGTTGATGAATGACCGAAGCAGCCATTCCTTGTCGTTGTTGTTTGCTACGCCTAAAAATAATTCAATTAATGACATGATGTTTCTCCTGTTGAGGGTTAAGGCAGTGGTGACGGGATGCCAGCCCGATGGATCATTACTTATGGTACGTCTTGAGTATATCACCGACTTCCTGATCGGTGTAGTTGTGTCGTAATACTGCCCGAGTTTGGGAAACATCATCGCACACCTGACATGCCCAAGCGTGGGCAGCATCGGCAACTGGTGCAGTCCAGCCGAACATCGAGGCACCAATGAATGACTCCTCCACTGCGGAGGTAACTTTGTAGGGTAACTTCTCCGAAAGATTTACTTCGGAGAAACCATCTTGAAGGTAGGTAATGATTACATGCCGATCTTCAGTCGGATGCTTGGCTAGGATTCTTAACATTCTGGCTCCTGTTGTGTTGATTGATTCCATGTACAGAAGTCTATCACAGGGTATAGAGAAAGTGTTACTTTTATTCATGGCCTTTGGAGAATATTATTCTCTTCCCTCTTGCTGGGAATTCCGGCAAGGTAGAGAGTCTTCTTCATTATCAAACGCTGTTGCTGTCCCATAGGTGAAGCCCTGAGTAGAAGCGGAGTAACAGAAGGCACGAGATACAACGTCGTGAGTCTCATCATATATCGAGATTGATACAGGAATCTCAATATATGATCGAGAATGAACTAAAGGTACAGATTAGAATATATAAATATATTCCAACAGACACAGAAGCTAATCAGCTTAGGGATGGTTACCCGAATGGGCGGAGACTTTAGGCTCCGTCTTACTTAACGAGGGACGAGTTTAGTAAGATATAGCCCGACCCGAAGGGTAAGCATAGATCAGCTATTTGGTACATCTTTCCCCCACACACACACGACAGTTCAAACCATTGCCGAATCCTTCGGATTCGTCTGAAGTCCTGGCTGTCGCTTCGCTCGCTAGGACTTCTAACAGCCCACACCAACGGCAATGTCGAACCTCCTCCGTCGGTTCGTCTACTATAAGGCTCCTCGTTCCTCCGGTGCCATCATCGGGGGCCCCACCCCCCTCTGATTTTACAAATATATATATATCCTACCCACTCAGCGGAGGGTTATCCAAGGTAAAATAAGGAACATCTAATATGCCCAAACTAAAGACTAAATCAGGTAAGACCAAACATTATCCCTATACCAAGAAGGGATATGCTGCTTACAGGAAAGCAAAGAAGAAAAAGTAATGGTTAACCCAATTAGCGGAATGCGTGGATTCCTAGCTGATGCAGCCGATACTGCAATACCTGCAATTAAGGCTGGTGTTCAGGGGTTTAATCCAGCTGGAATATGGGATTCTGCACATAATATAGGGCTTGGCGCTCTATCAGGTGTAAGCCCTTCTCAGTATGGAGAACATAGAGATTATGTTGCTGACCTTAAAACTCAGCGAAGAGTCCCGGGAAGTAGTATTGGGAGGGATGATTATCTTAGGGGGAGCGCACAAGACTTAGCGCAAAGATCGCCTCTTCCATCTCCTGTATTAAACGCATTAGGCCACGTTTATCAGTTTGGTGATGAAGTCTCTAAATCATTTAGAAATAAAACCTACCCTAATTACTCTTTTATGGATGCCATTGAGGAAGCTGGAAGATCTGCTGATATAAATAAAGAAGGAATATATAACAGAGACTTACCTCTTGAATTTCCAGAACAGAGATTGCGGTTTGATCTGAAGCCTGATTTAAATATTCCCCCTCTACTTCCAGAAGGAACATTTGCACCATATCAAGGTCCAGTTGAATGGGATTTCACATCAAGTATGGAAGATTGGTTTCCAGAGAGACAAGACCTAAGTATAATAGATATTAGTCAACCATGGGATAACCCTGATGAACTACCCCTTTCTAATCGAGATGTGTTTGGTGAACAAATTCATTATTCTGAAGATCTCTATGGAGCAGTAACACCAGAGCAGCAAGCAATCTCAGAAGCTAATATAGCAAGATTAATTGAAGAAGCCCAGGTGAGGAAAGACGAGCAAGCTGTTGAGGCAGCTAATATCATTCAAGAGCAAATGGTTCCTGAGAGCGAGAGCAGAAGACTTGACGAGATAATGACGAAAGCAAGGGAAGACAGAATAGCCCAAGAGAAGATAGCAGCAGACGCTAGACGTGCTAAAGAAGCAGATGAGAGGCGAGCTAGAGAAGTAAGGGAAGAAGCTGCCAGAGCGGAGGACAGACAGGATAAGGCTCGCTTATCTAGGGAAGCTAAAGAAAGAGATAGACAGGCTCAAGAAAGGGCACAAGAAGAGCGCAATGCTGCTGAGGCTGCTAGATTGAATTCGTTAGCTGAAGCTGCTGATAAGATGGCTATAGATCAAGCGAGAAAACAACAAGAAGAACAGGCTAGAAAACAAGCAGAGTTTAATAAACAGCATGAAGCGTTTGTAAAACAAATGGATAGAGATTGGAGAGCAAGACAACAGGCATCTATGCCTAAATCATGGGCATTCTTCTAATGACAGAACGACAAGACAAATTCATAGATATCTACAGTAAGACAGGTAATGCTACCCAGTCTGCAATCGAGGCTGGCTATTCACAGAAGACAGCTAAACAGAAAGGCTACGAACTAAAGAATCTTTTAAGAAAGGAAATAAATGAGCAGACTCAAAAAGTATTGGCAGATCATGTACCTTCGAGTATTAAGTGGTTATCGGAATTGGCAGAAACGTCAGAAAGCGATTCGGTACGCCTTGGGGCAATCAAGGACTTACTGGATAGGGCGGGACTAAAACCTGTAGAGAGAATAGAACAGACCACAGTAGAAAGAATGTCTGATGAAGAAATCCAAAGAGAACTCGACGCGCTTATCAAACACTAGGGCTGTAGAATTACTCAAAGAGCAGAGAAGGCGTGAGCGCTATTCTAAGATCAATTCTTATGACCCCTACCCATACCAGCTAAAATTCCATAAAACCGGCTCAGAGGCCAACCAGAGGCTTCTGATGGCAGCTAACCGCATAGGGAAGTCTTATTGCGGTAGTATGGAGCTAAGTTATCACCTAACAGGGCTGTACCCTGATTGGTGGGAGGGAAGAGTATACCGTCAACCTATCGTAGCATGGGCTGGTGGTGTCTCAAATGAGACAACTAGAGACATTGTACAGTTTGAATTATTGGGTTCCCCCGATGATCCAGAGGCATTCGGGTCAGGCACAGTGCCTAAAGACCTTATTATTAAAACAGAAAGGAAGCCTGGGGTACCAAATGCTAAGAGTGTAGCCCTCATAAAGCATGTATCCGGTGGGAACTCTTCTTTATTCTTCAAAGCATACGAGATGGGTGTGGAGAAATGGCAGGGACGTAGTGTGGATTGTGTATGGTTGGACGAGGAACCATCAAGAGATATTTATAGTCAGGCCGTAACAAGGACATTAGACCGTAAGGGGATGGTTTATATGACCTTTACCCCTGAAAGTGGGATGACTGAGACAGTAGCATCCTTCATAAACAGGCTACAAAAGGGACAATCATTAGTAAATGCGACATGGGATGACGCATCTGAGACAGTTAAGAGCATGAATGGTGAGAGTGGTCACCTTAATGAAGACGTTATGCAGCAGATTCTATCCTCTTATTCACCTCACGAGAGGGAAATGAGGCGATATGGTAGACCATCCATAGGTTCTGGGCTTGTATTCCCTCTTGGGGAGGAGCAAGTTATAACAGATCCGGTGCATATTGAGGAACATTGGCCTAGAATAGCAGCAATTGACTTCGGATGGGACCATCCAACGGCTGTAGTTTGGTGTGCAATTGACCGAGATGAGGACATATTCTACGTATATGACTGCTATAGGGCCTCTAAAGCAAGCCCTTCCGTACATTCAGAGAACATCAAGACAAGACCGCATTTTATACCCATAGCCTACCCGCATGACGGCAATCGCAGGGATAGTATGGGAAATCCGGGCTTGGCTGACCAATATAGAAACTTAGGATGTAACTTTTTGTTAGAACATTTTTCCAATCCCCCTTCACTGGGGGTTAATAAAGGTTCCAACTCTATCGAGGAAGGGCTGATGGCAATGCTTCAGGCAATAGAGGGCGATAAGTTTAAAGTCTTCTCAACTCTTTCAGATTGGTTTGAAGAATTCAGGATGTATCACAGAAAATTTAATAAGGTTGTCCCAATTAGAGATGACCTCATGTCTGCTACAAGATATGCATTTCAATCACAGCGTTTTGCTGTATCTGGTAAAGATCCAGCATGGACACAAGACGTTAATTATAGGGATTATGGAATAGTTTAATGGCAAACGAAATATCAGAAGACGAACTGCTTACTAGGGTACGTGGAGAAATCACAGACTCGCTTGGGTATATGGGTGACACCATCTCCCAACAAAGAGAACAGGCTATGGAATATTACTATGGCTTGCCCTTTGGTAATGAGGTTGAGGGTAGATCACAGTATGTAGACTCTACAGTTCAGGACACGGTGGAATGGATTAAACCTTCCTTAATGAGAGTCTTTGCTTCAGGCGATGAGATGGTTAAGTTCACACCTCATGGCCCCGAAGATGTGCAGATGGCAGAACAGGCTACAGATTATGTGAACTATGTATTCACTAAAGATAACCCCGGCTGGGAGATCATGTACTCGTGGTTCACGGATGCTCTGTTAAGCAAGAATGGTATAGTTAAGGTATGGTGGGATGACTACGATGAGCCACAGCGAGAAGAGTATACTCATCTTGATGAGATGGAGTATGAGATCCTTGTAAGTAATCCAGAAGTTGAAGAGATTCACCATGAAGAGTATGTTGAAGAAGATGAAGCGATGGGGGTTGTTGCGTACCATGATGTAGTCATTAGCAGAACTAGGCGAACTGGTAAAGTAAAGATAGAAAACATTCCTCCTTCTGAGTTTCTTATTTCAAGAGAGTCTAAAGATATACAGGATGCTAGATTTATATGTCATAGAGTAGAGAAGAGTTTGTCTGATCTGAGGGAGATGTACCCCGATAAAGACTTAGACCCAGAAGAGTTGGGTGCTGGTGATGACGACATGACACAGTTCTCTGCCGAAAGGTTAGAGCGTTATGCGTTTGATAAGTCTGCAAGGTATTGGGAAGGCTGGGGTGGAGAAGAGTATGGTGATGAGGGTTTAAGAAACTATTGGCTACATGAATGCTTTCTTAAAGTAGATTATAACGGTGACGGAATCACTGAGCTAAGAAAGGTTTGCATTGTCGGATCAACCATTCTTGAGAATGAAGAGATTGATTCAGTACCCTTTGTCTCTATTACTCCAATTAAGATACCACATAAGTTCTTTGGTTTGTCTATAGCTGATCTAGTGATGGATATTCAGCTTATGAAATCGACATTAATGCGGAACCTCATGGACAACATGTATAACCAGAACTTTGGGCGCTATGCAATTTTAGAGGGTCAGGCCAACCTTGACGACCTTCTTACCCAACGACCTGGTGGCGTGGTTAGAGTTAAGTCTCCAAATGCAGTTACACCTTTAGCAACTCCAGCATTAGAACCTTATTCCTTCCAGATGTTAGAATACCTGGATGGAGTGAGAGAATCAAGAGCTGGTGTATCGAGGATGTCACAAGGGTTGAATGAGAATGCTTTAACATCTCATACCACCGCTACGGCTGTTAATGCAGTCATGGGTGCAGCGCAAAGTCGAGTAGAGCTGATAGCTAGAAACTTTGCTGAGACTGGTGTTAAAGATTTAATGACAACCATTTATGAATTACTTATGAAGAACCAAGATCATGAAAGAGTTGTTATGTTGCGTAACCAATGGGTTCCTGTGCGTCCTGATGTATGGAACGATAAGTTTGACTGCACTGTGTCAGTTGCCTTGGGTCAAGGAAACAAAGATCAACAGATGGCTCACCTTTCCAGAATGCTGCAGTTTGCAGGAGAAGCAATGAAGGGTGGGTTAAGAATTGTAAACGAGCAGAACATGTATAACTTGGGAGCGTCATTGGTTAAGGCGATGGGCTTCCAGAATGTAGATGACTACTTAACTAACCCAGCAACAATTCCGCAACAACAAGAGCAGCCTTCACCTGAAGACCAGGCCACTATGATGGAGGCGCAGATTAAGAAACAAGAACTAGAGATCAAAGCTGGTGAACTTCAGTTAAAGGCACAGAAGATTCAGCAGGAGTACGAGAAGTTACAAATTGATTCCAGCCTTAAACAGCAAGAACTTAATCTCGAAAGAGAACAGAAACGAGCCGTAGCTATAGGAGCCACATGACACCAGAAGAGAGGGAAGGAAGAGCAAATTCACTTTTAAATGATCCATTATTT